CAGGATCACCGGCGATCCGGACGACCCCAAGAGATCAACCAGGGTCAGCGTGCAATGGGCGAAAGAGCAGATCGAGAAGTACGGCAAGGACAATCCGTGGGTGCTGGTCAACGTGTTCGGGAAGTTCCCGCCCTCATCAATCAACGCCTTGCTCGGTCCGGACGAAGTAATCGAGGCCATGAACCGAAAGCTGGCCCCGGAAGCATACAAGTTCGCACAGAAGAGGCTTGGAATCGACGTTGCTCGATACGGCGGCGATCCGACCGTGATAACGCCGAGGCAAGGGCTGGCGATATTCAAGTCTGTCGAGATGCGGCACGAGCGCGGGTCAGCAGTGTCGGTTGACATTGCAAGCCGCGTGATGATGGCCAAGGACCGATGGAAGAGCGAGATTGAGATATTCGACGCGACCGGCGGATGGGCGGCAGGGGCGGTGGACATACTCGTGAGCGCCGGCTACGCGCCGTTAGTGATCCAGTTCCACGCAAAGTCGATTGATCCGAAATATCTGAACATGCGGTCTTACATGTGGATGAAGCTGGCCAAACACGTCCAGTCCGGCGGATCGCTCCCCAAGAGCAACCTCCTGCTCCAGGATCTCACCGTCACGACCTACACCTACGTGAAGGGAAAGTTTGCGATTGAGGACAAGGATCTGATTCGAGCGAAGTTGGGCGGTCGATCTCCGGACGAAGGGGACTCGGCGGCGTTGACGTTCGCCATCCCTGACCAGCCGGCGACAGACGACCCGATACTGAACGCGATCATCAGAGACAAGAAACCGACCGGCGAGTGGGACCCGTTCGAGGAGAGGAGGGCGTCATGAACAGTAGGGTGGCGAAGAAGTTAAGAAAAGAGGTAAAAAAGACTCGGATTCGGGCCGAGACATTATTCATGCAGTCGGTCGCCCGCGCTCCGTTTTGGGAGCGGGTCCGGTTCGGCTTGATGGTTATTTTTAAAAGATTTGACAAGTAAACACAGAATATGCATACTTAGCACTGACCACGCATGACCTGGAGATGTACCTCATCGTGGTGGGAGTCCAACACTCGGAGACCAGGCTCATGGAAGATTCGGTACAGGTAACGGTCACGCCAGACGTTACATTCTCCATCGAAAGTGCTCAAGACCATTTCTACGAAGCAATGCCCCTCCTCCGCGAACACTGGAAAGAGATTACCCACTGGAAAGACATCCCACTAGAACCAGACATTGACGGATACAAACAAATAGAAGATGCCGGCATGCTCCGATGCTACATCGCCAGGTCAGCCGGACAGATGGTGGGCTATGCGGTTTTCTTCATCAGGACCAACCTACACTACAAGTCCAGCAAGCAAGCACTCCAAGACGTTATTTACATTGACCCACAATTCAGGGGGATCGGTCTCAAGTTTGTTGACTGGTGCGACCAGCAGTTAAGAGCGGACGGGGTGCAGGTGGTTTTCCATCACTTCAAAAACAAGAGAGACTTCGGAGTCATTCTTGAATCCAAGCTAAATTACGAACTGATCGACGTAATCTACGGCAGGAGGCTCGACAGATAATGGCCATTTCCGCTGGGATCATCGCAGCAGCGACAGTAGGGTCAGCCGTGTACTCGGCCAACCAATCGAACAAGGCAAGGAAATCAGCGAGCAGTCTCGCTCAAGACGATCAGCGCAGGGCAGACCAGCAATTAAAAGAGTTCTCAAAACTTACAGAGCCAAAGGCCGTCGCAGAGAAAGAGAAGTCCGTTAGTGGCGAGGCGCGAAAGAGACAGCAGACCTTAGCTCGGCAGGCAGTTGGGCGAAGGTCGACGATCCTCACCGGACCGCTCGGTATTCCTGGGACACCGGAGACCTCCGGAAAGACGCTCTTAGGAGAATAATGGCAATCTACTCAGAGATGGAGCTCCTCACGCAGAGGCAGCGGGACATTTCCCTGCGAGCGCAGTTGGAGTTTGAGCGAACATCGTTTATTGCGCACTGGCGGGAACTGGCCGAGTACATTCTCCCGCGCCGTCCACGCTGGTTCACGTCTGACACGAACAGGGGCGAGCGGCGCAATCAGAAGATCATCGACGGGACTGGAACTCTAGCCTCCAGAACACTCCGATCTGGAATGATGGGCGGTGTTACCTCACCAGCGAGGCCGTGGTTCAGGCTGACTACCCCCGATCCGGCCCTCGCGGAGTTCGGTCCCGTCAAGATTTGGCTGGATATAGTGACGAAACAGATGGTCAATATGTTCCTTCGCTCGAACCTGTACAACTCCCTGCCGACCGTATACGGGGACATGGGCGTGTTTGCAACGTCGGCGATGATGGTGGAGGAGAGTTTCAAAGGTGACGTGCTTAGGACGTATCCGTTCCCGATTGGATCGTACTTCATATCGAATAACAGCCGTGGGAGCGTGGACACGTTCGTCCGGGACCAGAGGTTTACCGTCAGACAGATTGTCGAGAAGTTCGGCAAGAAGCGCCAGAGCGGGGCCCCGGACTGGTCGAACTTCAGCAGCGCAGTTAAAAGCGCCTACGATTCGCACCAGTACGAGACATGGATCGACGTCTGCCATGTCATCGAGCCGAACAGGAACTTTAACGACAGGATGATTGAAGCGAAGTTCAAGAGGTTCCGAAGCGCGTATTTCGAGAAGGGTAGTCAGTCTGGTCAGCAGAGCTACAGCCTACAGCGGGATGCGCCATACCTGCGAGAGTCTGGATACGACAGGTTCCCCGTTTTGGCCCCACGCTGGGAAACGACCGGCGAGGATTTCTACGGAAACGATTGCCCCGGGATGGCGGCGATTGGGGACATCAAGCAGTTACAGTTGATGCAGAAGCGGAAAGCACAGGCGATTGAGAAGATCGTCAACCCACCGATGACCGCGCCGACCGCGCTCCGGACAGCCAAGACCTCGATCTTGCCAGGCGATGTGACCTATGTTGACACGCAAGGGACACAGAACGGATTTAAGCCAGCCCATGAGGTGAACATACGACTTGGAGAACTGACGGCGGACATCCAGGACATCCGCCACAACATACAGCGGGCGTTCTATGAGGATTTGTTCTTGATGCTGGCCAACGACCAGCGGTTGCAGCCCCGGACAGCCGAGGAGATCGTCAGCAAGCGAGAGGAGAAACTGCTCGCGCTCGGGCCGGTACTTGAGCAGTTAAACCAAGATTTGCTCGATCCGCTGATTGACATTGCGTTCGATTACATGGTCAGGCAGGACATGGTCCCGCCCGCCCCAGACGAGATCCAGGGCAGCGCGCTGAAAGTCGAGTACGTCAGCGTCATGGCGCAGGCACAGAAACTCGTTGGAATTGCAGGAATCGAGCGGTTCGTTGGGTTTGTCGGTGGAATCGGACAGACGACCGGCGATCCATCCACGATGGATAAGGCCGATTGGGACCAGACGATCGACGTCTATGGTGACAGGATGGGCGTCGATGTCGGAATCATCCGATCGGACGAGCAGGTAGAGAATATACGGGAAAGCAGGGCAAAGGCACAGCAAGCTGCACAAGCGATAGCATCCGCCAGAGAAATCGCTTCGACAGCCAAGGATTTGGCAGGCTCGGATCTTGAGAGCGACAATGCGCTCAAGCGAGTTTTACAACAGTCGAAAGCCGGGGAAGTCGTCCCGTCTTAAAAGTGAGGTCAAAACAAAATGGCAAGTACAAGTGACAGCTTGACTGGAACTGGCGGCGGATCGTTGCTTTTGCTTCGACACGGAGAGCAGTATACCTACGCCATCACAGGCACGTTCGTTGGAACCGTTCGGATCGAGCGGACACAGGACGGTGGCGGCTCCTACACCGTGGTAAGTGACAATTTCACAACCACTGGATCTGGAACTCTGACAGCAGAAACGCCGGATGCTGGACACGCGAGCTATCGGTTCAACTGTACAGCATACACGTCCGGCACGATCGTCGTTGCTCTGGCCGACGTGAACGACGTTACGCACGAGTTCAAGAACAAGTCGAACGTGACGTACCTGAAACTGCGAGAGGGCGTTGGAGTCGAGTCGAGCCTCCAGCACTTAGGGCTCAACTCCGGCGCAACAGCAACGGACATCGCCGGCTACACCGTCCGCCTGAACCACGTCACCAACACAGGGACGGCGAACGACCTAATCGGATTCCAGTGTAAGCCCGCCCAGGGTGTCGCCACGGCAAAGAATGTCATCGGCGCGGAGATTTCTCCGAGAGTCGCTGACACGTTCGCACTCACCGGATCGGGCACGCTGATTGGTCTGCACGTCGATGCGACATTGCAAGGGACGACCGGAAACATCGCTGGGGACGTTCGAGGTATTCAGATCGAGTTGATCTCTGCGTCTGGGAGTTCCAGGACCGTCGCGGGCAACGTGTCTGGCCTGAGAATCCGGAGTAACTTCATCTCTGGAAACATCACCGGACTGAAAGAGGCGATTCGAATTGAGATCCCAGAAACACCTGGGACGGGATACGATTCGGTGCTGACTCTGACTGGTGCACACCCAGGAATCTGGAACAGTGCCCCATCAGGTGAGCCGTCAACCGCGGATGGTTACATCAAGGTTAATGTCAACGGAGCGGTACGATACATCCAGCTGTACTCTGGAGCGCCGACTGACTAATGATTAAGCGAGAGGACTTAGAGGCGCGCCTAAAAGTTCTACTTGAGCAGAAGGTTCGCCTTACCGCCTCTCTACAAGTTGTGGACGGTGCCGCGCAGGAGTGCGAGTTGTGGCTTGCTGAGTTTGATCGACCAGTACCAGAACTAGAATCCGAGGGATCGCATGACTGAAATGACTCAGCAGAGGCCAGCCCTCGTTGGGAACGCGGCATCTGAGAAGCAGGTAAAAAGCGCCAAACAAAGAGAGCAGGACCGCCTGGATAACGAGAACGCTGACGTCAGAGCAATTCTCGCTATGCCAGGCGGCAGGCGCTTTATCTGGAGATTGTTGACGGCATGTAAGACGTACGCATCCGTTTATGAAGGAAACGCCAAGATCCACTACAATTCTGGCCAGCAGGACGTGGGGCACATGATCGTAGACTGGATCACGCAAGCCGATGTAGATGCATTTCTAATGATGATGAAAGAGAACAAGGAGATTTCACAATGACAGAACCGGCCAAGCAGGATAACACCGAACCGGCCCCGGACATTAACGAGTTACAGTCTGCGGTCTACACCGCGTCCGAGGCATACGCAGAAGATCCCAACGACGACAACAAGACCGCAATGCAGGAGGCGATCAAGGTCGCAAAGGAAGCGTCAACCGCCGCCAGCGAGAAGGCCGTTGCTGACGCTAAGGCAGCGGAGGAAGCCGCCGAGAAGAACAAGCCGCCCGAGACGTACGACATCAAAGCACCGAAAGAATCTCCATTGAGCGCAGAGCACATCAGTTCCGTGGCTAAATATGCCAAAGAGAAAGGGATGTCCAATGAGCAGGCGCAGTCACTTTTGGAGCGAGACCACAGCATCGTGGTTGCCGTCAAGGAGAGCCAACTTAAAGAGTTTGAAACCACAAAATCGGGATGGGCTGATCAAGCGAAGGCAGACAAGGAGATTGGCGGAGATAAACTCGAAAAGAATATCGAGCTCGCCAAAAGAGTTACCTCCCGATACGCAACCCCTGAGTTCCAAGAAGTCCTTGTAAAGACGGGCTTCGGCAATCACCCTGAACTTGTCCGGATGCTAAAACGCATCGGAGAATCGATGTCTGAGGATCAACTCGAAGTGCAGAATAATTCTGGCGCTGGAGAGAGAGATCCGGCAGACGTCTTGTACGGAAGCAAATCATAATTGGACAATTAAACTGACCTGGAATAAACGAGAGGACAGTCAATCATGGCTACACAAGCCAGTACCGTATTAACTCTGTCCGATTGGGCGAAACGACTCGACCCCAACGGGCAGGTTCCAACGATTGTCGAGTTATTGAGCCAGACGAACGAGATTTTGGTTGATATGCTCTACAAGCAGGGCAACCTGCCGACCGGAGATCGGACCACCGTTCGGACTGGATTACCGACCGTTGCATGGCGTTTGTTGAACCAAGGCGTTCAGCCATCCAAGAGCACCACGGCTCAGATCGACGAGACGACCGGTACTCTTGAAGCATGGTCGGAAGTGGACAAGAAGTTGGCAGACCTCAACGGAAACACGAACGCGTTTCGATTGTCTGAAGCGCAGGCGTTCATTGAGGCGATGAATCAAGAGATGGCGAGTACGTTGTTCTACGGGAATAGCTCGACAGCACCGGAAGAGTTTACCGGACTGGCCGTTCGTTATTCCTCGCTGTCCGCAACCAACGCGCAGAACATCATCAGCGGGGCTGGGGCATCAAGTGATAACTCGTCCATCTGGCTGGTGGTGTGGGGTCCCAACACAGTGCACGGTATCTTCCCCAAGGGGTCGATGGCCGGTTTGAAGCACAACGATTACGGCGAGGTGACTGTTGAAACGACCGCCGGAATCGCGGGAAGCCGCCTGCGTGCCTACCAGGAACAGTGGGTATGGGAAACAGGTATTGCGCTGCGAGATTGGCGATATGCTGTCCGAATCGCGAACATCGACATCAGTAACCTCACAGCGGAATCGTCTGCTGCGAACCTGATTAAGTTGATGATCCGTGCGACCCACAGGATTCCTGCGATGGGGCTTGGTCGGCCAGTGTTCTACATGAACCGAACCGTTATGCAGATGTTGGACATCCAGAGATTGAACGCTATGACTGGATTCTCGTCCGGCACTACGTACACCGGCGGATCGATTCAGTACGATCAGGTGGATGGAAGATGGACGCCTAGCTTCCGAGGGATTCCTATTCGGACCTGCGACGCGCTGACCGAAACCGAAGCGGCTGTAACCTAAACGTCCGTAAACAAAAAGGAGAAGAAAGCAATGTTAGTTGATGCTCAAAATCTGTTTTCGGACGCACAGGCTATTACGGCTTCCGCTGCGTCCACAAACCTGCTCGACCTTGGGATTGCTCGCAGTCTCGGGGACGGGGAGAGGCTCTACGTGGTCTGTTTAGTCGATACCGCGTTTACTGATTCTGGTAGCGACTCGACAGTTGCAGTCACAATCGAGACGGACGACAATGCGGATTTCTCTTCCGCGACGACCGCACAAACGCTCGGAACGTTCGCAGCGCTTTCTGCGGCAGGGTCAGTCTTGATTGTTCCAATCGCAGCGTTTGCCACGGAAGAGCGCTATGTCCGGCTCTACTACACCCTGGCGAACGGAAGCTTGACAACTGGAGCCATCACAGCGTTTATCACGCATGATGTCCAGAGATATACAGCGTACGCAGATGGGTTCACTATTTCCTAATTCCAGGAGGGGATAGCGGATACCGCTCGGGGTTGTCTAACGGCATCCCCGGGCGGCCCATCTAATCTTGAAAGGAGTGCTTTGTATGGTCAAAGTTCAAGCGACGAAACTCGGCTATTATGGTCACCAGCGCAGGAATCCAGGCGAGGTATTCGTTATCAAGGACGAGAAGGCATTTTCAAAGGTTTGGATGCGGAGGGTTCCTGACTCAGTGAGGGAGACACCTCCATCGTCAAACTTCAAGTCGTCAAGGGCAGAAGAGATTGCTCGTGCGGAGAGAGCAGAGGAAGCTTTGAAAGGGACGCCGACTATTGATCCACCGGACGCTCTAGCTCCGGCGTCAAAGACATCAAGCGAAGCATCCGTACCGACTTCCGTACCAGAACAGCCGTCTACTCAGACATCAGGCGAGGAAGTCATCTAACAGGAGGGCATCTCAATGGCCGAACGATCGGCTAGTATCGAAAAGATAGAGACGTTTAAGGATGACGCCCATGTCATCACATGGACTGGACTCACCAATGGAGACACTGGATCGTCCATTGAGATGCCTGGATCGTCAGATCGCAGTATTCAGTTTAGCGGCACGTTTGGCGCCGGCGGGACGATTCAGGCTCAAGGAAGCAACGACGGGTCGAACTGGATCGTTTTAACTGACCTGCAAGGCAACTCTATCAGCAAGACCTCTGCGTCTATCGAGATGATTACCGAGGTAACTCGCCACATCAGAGTAGAAGTTACGGCAGGGGATGGGACTACTGACCTCACCGCGACGCTTCTTTTGAAGCGCGTACAATAAGGAGAACGCTATGAGCTCCATCGCAAAAGCGGCACAGGACATCAAGAATATGGCCGTTCGGTTTAAGCCTATTCTTGAGGTAGCAGAGGTTCTTGAAGGCATCGTGAACCTTGAGCAGGCCGTTCAGGACGCTGAGAAGCGGAAGGATCAGGCTTACGCTGATGAGAAGGTCGCACAAGAGGCGAAGGTCGTTGCCGAGAAGGAGCTAGTTTCTGCGCAGGCCGAGATCAAGGCTGCCGAGTCCGAAACGGCTGGTGTCAAGTCCAGGGCAGAATCTACCGCAGCGTCCATTATCGAGATTGCCAAGGGCGAGGCTGCCAGGATCATTGAGGCAGCCAACGGACATAGTGCCAAGGCGGACGCAAAGACCAAAGAAGCCGAAAAGAAAGTTCTAGAGGCGCGCGGATTGGTCGCTGAAAGCGAGAAAGAACTTAGTACCTTAAAAGCAAAGATCAAGACCGCTAAGAGCGCAATCGCCAACTTCGGAAACTAGGTCAACGGGAGTAGAATCCATTGGCCGACGCTAAGATAACAGAGCTAGTAGCCCTCACCACTCCAGCCGGAGGGGATCTGCTCGCTATTGTAGACGATCCATCTGGTTCCCCAGAAACCAAGAAAATTACCGTATCTGCCCTGCTGAGCCTCGTTTCGTCTGGTGACGTGTTTAAGGTTGGCACGCCAGCCGACAACCAGCTTGCTGTCTGGACAGGGGACGGGACGCTGGAGGGCGATCCAAACCTCACCTGGGACGGGAGCTCCCTCACCGTTGGCGGGGATATCCTCTCTGACCTCTCCACCCGCAACATCGGGGCGTCCCTGACCCCGTTCAATATTGGCTATTTTAAGACACTCTCTGTCTCCACCAACCTCACTGTCACAGGAGTCGTTGGGTCAAACCTAGTTCCATCCACCAACAACTCGAAAGCCTTAGGAGACGCATCCACCCCGCTAAGATGGGCGCAGGTCAATAGTGTGCTTGGTAACTTCTCAGGAAACGTCACTATCGCAGGAACAGCAACCGTCCTGGATGAGGCGTACGGAGCCGGCTGGAATGCCAGCGTGGAAGTGCCGACCAAGAACGCCCTGTAT